ATACCTGGTATGAAGTTTAACGAAACAGAACTACGAGCAGACTTTCCTAATGGTGCAAGAATAACTTTGTTTGGAGCAGAAAATCCAGATGCCAGTCGTGGACAATTTTTTGACCAGGTAGTTTGTGATGAATACGCACAGATGGATGCGAGAATGTTTGCAGAAATCATAAGACCAGCGATTGCAGATCGGCTCGGGTCATGTACCTTTATCGGTACTCCCGCTGGCATGGGAAATAATTTTTATGACCTTTTTGAAGAAGCCAAATCATTGCCCGATTGGTTTACTTGTGTATTTAAAGCAAGTGAAACAGGATTAGTTGCAAAAGAAGAATTAGAGTCAGCAAAAAAACTGATGACAGAAGATCAGTATGCACAAGAATTTGAATGTTCTTGGACCGCTAATATATCTGGTTCTATCTACGGAAAGATTATACAAAAAATGGAAGAAGAAAATCAAATATCTAACTTTCCATATGACCCTGGGTATCCTGTTGATTGCTATTTTGATTTAGGAATAAGTGATAAGACTGTCATTTTGTTTACGCAACAAGTAGGGCGTGCATTAATAATTATAAATTGTTATGCAGATAGCAATAAAAGTCTTGACTACTACGCCGATTATATACGAAAAACAGAATATAATATCCGTAATTATGTCTTTCCGCATGATATAGAACAAAGAGAGCTTTCTACTGGTCATAGTAGAAAAGAATACGCATATTCTATGGGTATGCAGCCAATAAAAGTATGTCCTAAGTTATCACTAGAGGATGGTATTCACGCTGGGCAAATTTTATTAGCTAAAACATATATTGATAGACAAAAATGTAAACCATTTCTGGATGCTATGAAATGGTATCACCGAAAATGGATAGATAAACAAAGAATTTTTTCTAAGCCAGTACATGATCATAGTAGTCATTATGCTGATGCTTGGCGAACTTGTGCCGTTGCTATGCAAGAACTAGATTTTAACCAAAATAAAAAACTAGATAGGTATGCGATTGGTACGAACTATAACCCTCTTGGAGAAAGGATGTAACATATGGGATTTTTAAGACCTAAACCACCACAAATGCCACCTATGCCTACTCCGCCAACACCACCTGTTGCAATAACAGAAGATTTACCAGCTGATACCAAGAAAGATATTCTTGATAAAATCAAAAAAAAATCTTCTGGATATACCGACACAATACTAACAAGTATGAGAGGTGATGAAAGCGAAGTAGATACTAAAAAGAAAACATTATTAGGTTCATAATGGGTGCTAGTACAAGCAGAAGTAACAACAGATCTAACAACAACAATAATAACAATAATAATAATAACAATAATGTTAGCTCAGAAGTTAAAAAAGCAAAAAAAGCTGTCAAAGAAGCTCTAGGTATTACTGCTACAAGAGGTGGATATATTGCAGCAAATGCAAAAAACCCAATACGATATGGTGGAGAAGCCAGTAAAGTTACTAATGATTATTTAGTATCTATTGGTGAAGCAAAAAGAACTGGTGGCGGTGGTTATATGCTTACATCAAAAGGATATGAAATAAAATATGGATCATATACCCCTGGTGCTGTGCAAGATCCAGGAGCTATGGGATCTGGTGAACCTGGAGGTGTAATGTCATCTGTGCCTATTTCTAAAAAAATGTTGGAAGAACAAAATAGAATTAAATCTATTGCTTTGGCTGGTGCATCTGTAATTAATCCAACAGCTTCTATTGTTAATACACCACTTCGTATGGCTGCAAACACAGCTAGTGTTGATGCAAACAACCCGCAAGCAGCGGTAGATGAATATTCAAGAATGTTTAGTGCAAAACAAAGAGGTCAACCATTTACAAGCAATAGAAATATGCTTGGTATGTTAAATCTTACTAAAAATAACAAACAAAAAGATCAATTAGGACAATAAATGAATATAAGCGAACTACAAAATCAATATTCACAATTAAAAAATAAAAGACAAAACTGGGAAAGTCATTGGCAAGAAATAGCTGACTTTGTTTTACCAAGAAAAGCTGATGTAAATATTGATAGAACTGAGGGCGATAAAAGAACTAATAGAATTTTTGATGGTACTGCCCTACACGCAAGTGAATTATTATCTTCATCACTACATGGTATGCTAACTAATGCTGCTACACCTTGGTTTAGTATGCGTTTTAAAGACGAAAATTTAGCCATGGATGAAGAAAGTAGAGAATGGTTAGAGGCAAGTACAAGAACAATGTATATTGCTCTTAATAGATCAAATTTTCAACAAGAAGTACATGAGTTATATGTTGATTTAGTCGTATTTGGTACTGCTTGTATGATGATTGAAGAAGATGACGAAAAATTAATTCGTTTTTCTACAAGACACATAAAAGAAATTTATATTGCCGAAAATGATAAAGGTTTTGTAGATACAATACATAGATCTTTTAAAATGTCTGCAAGATCTGCTGTTAATAGATTTGGTGATGCTGCTGGTAAAAGAATTTTAGCGATTGCAAAAGATAATCCGTATGATGAAGTAGACATACATCACTGTGTAAAACCAAATGATCAATTTAATCCATACAAAATGGATAATAAATCAATGGCGTTTGTATCTATTTATTATGATCACGAAGATGGCCACATTATTTCTATATCTGGTTTTGAAGAATTTCCTTTTGTTATTCCTAGATGGTTAAAATCATCTGCTGAAAGCTGGGGTAGATCCCCGTCAATGATTGCGTTACCAGATGTTAAGATGCTTAATAAAATGGCTGAGACTACAATCAAAGCTGCACAGAAAATGGTAGATCCACCATTACTTGTACCAGATGATAGTTTTGTTTTACCTGTAAGAACACAGCCAGGAGGTCTTAACTATTATAGATCGGGTAGTAGAGATAGAATTGAACCATTAAATATTGGAGCGAATACACCTGTAGGTATAAATCTTGAACAACAAAGACGAGGAGCTATCCGTCAAGCATATTATGTTGATCAATTCTTAATGCAACAAGATGTGCGTATGACAGCAACTGAGGTCATGCAACGTAACGAAGAAAAAATGCGTTTACTTGCTCCTGTGTTGGGTAGGTTACAATCTGAAATGTTACAACCATTAATAACAAGATGTTTCAATATATTACTTCGTAAAAAAATGTTACCTGTACCACCAGAAAGTTTACAAGGACAAACAATAGACATTGAATATGTTTCTCCTTTAGCAAGATCACAAAGAACTGGTGAAGTACAAGCAATCTTACGATCATTAGAAATTATTGCACCGCTTGGACAGTCTATGCCTGTTATGGACTACATAGATTCTGACAAACTTGTCCAACACATTACAGATGTATTAGGTGTACCGAAAAAAGTTTTACGATCTGATCAAGAAGTAGCACAAATTAGAGCAGAAAAAGCACAAGCGGCCCAAGAACAAGCTGAAATACAGCAAGCACAACAACTTGCACAAGCTGGTGGACAGGCTGCACCATTATTAAAAGCATTGAATGAGTAAAACACAAGAAGATATATTAAAAGAAATTAAACAAGCATACAAAATAACCTTTTCTTCTAAAGAGGGCCAAACAGTTTTAGAGGATCTTGAAAAAAGAACTGGAATTCATAATTCTAACTTTGACAAAGATCCATATGTGAGTGCTAATTTAGAGGGTATGAGAGCTGTAACTTTATTTATTAAATCAATGTTATTAGAGGAGAAAAAATGACAGAAGAACAGGCAACTGTTGTAGATCAACAGTCTGAACAAACTGCAACTGAAACTCAAACAGAAGCACAACCACAAAGTTTTGTGCAAACACTACCAGAAGATTTGCAAGGTGAATCATCACTGCAAAGTTTTCAAGATGTTGGACAACTAGCAAAAAGTTATGTTCATTCACAACGAATGATTGGACAAGATAAAATTGCTATTCCAGGTAAAAATGCAACAGAAGAAGATTGGAAACAAGTTTATCAAAAACTTGGAGTACCAGAAACTGCTGATAAGTATGATGTAAAATATACTGTGCAAGAGGGAGCTAGTGATCAACCAGTAAAAGATTTTTTAGGTCATGCACATAAGATGGGTTTACTACCACATCAAGCACAAGGTATATTAGATTATTATACGCAACTTGAAACTGCTGGTAGAGAAGAAATAGAAAAAAATAATCAGTTATCAGTACAAAATTCGCAAGAACAATTACGAAAAGATTTTGGTTTAGCTTATGATAAAGAAGTCGCTAAAGCAAATACCATGTATAACAAATTTTTTGAGGGTGAACTAAAAGATGTAACACTTAGTGATGGTTCAAATATTTTAAATCATCCAGGATTTGTAAAATCTTTAGCAAAACTATCAAATAGTTTTACAGAAGATAATATTAGTGGCGGTCAAGATGAGGGCGGTGCTATGACACCAGATCAAGCAGAAAAAGAAATTAATAAAATTCTTGCTGATCCTAACGGCCCTTATTGGAATAAAAAACATCCAAATCATGATGCTGCCGTAAAAGAAGTTTTTCAGCTTAATAATATGAAGCTGGGGATAGAGTCGGAATAATCTTTTTAGACTCCGCTGACAATCTGAAAGTAGATCGTCTATCAGACGTTAAATGAAGAAAGATCCCTCGTGTGAGGATAAATCAATCAATTTTTTAACACTTAACTTATAGGAGATTAGTATGTCTAATCAAATTACTACAGCATTTGTAGAACAGTATAGCCGTAATGTGACTATGCTTTCTCAACAAATGGGATCTAAGTTGAGGGATACAGTTGACCAGGAGTCTATTGTTGGGAAAAATGCTTTCTTTGAACAAATCGGTGTAACCGCTGCTCAAAAGAAACTATCCCGTCATTCGGACACCCCGCAACTCGAAACACCTCACGATAGAAGAAGAGTAAGTATGGATGACTATGAGTGGGCGGATTTAATTGATGATGTCGATAAGATCCGTATGCTTATTGATCCAACAAGCTCTTATGCAAAAGCAGCTGCTGCTGCTATGGGTAGAAGTATGGATGATGTAATTATTACAGCATTTAATGCTTCTGCTGATACTGGGGTTTCTGGTGGAACTTCTGTGGCGTTACCTAGCTCATCTAAATTTGCTACGTCAAACCAATCTGATGGTTTAACTTTAGCTAAATTAAGAGCTGCAAAGAAATTTTTTGACTCTAATGATGTTGATCCATCTTTACAAAGATACATTGTTTGTGGAGCGCAACAAATTTCTGACTTGTTAGGCGACAGCACAGTAACTTCTGCTGACTTCAACACTGTACGAGCTTTAGTACAAGGCGAACTAGATACTTTCTTAGGATTCAAGTTTGTAACATCAAACAGATTACCTTTTGATGCATCAAACACTGATGACAGATTAGTATTCGCTTACACTGAAGATGCAATTAAACTTGCTATTGGTAAAGATGTTCAAGCTAAAATTAGCGAAAGAGCAGATAAATCTTATAGTACGCAGGTTTACTATTGTATGAGCATTGGTGCAACTCGTATGGAAGAAAAAAAGGTATTTCAAATACCTTGTAACGAATAGGAGATAAGATATGGCAAGTGTAAAAGGTGTTAATATTACCAATCTTGACTCTACTCCTAGCGTTAAAGCGAGTAGCGAACAAGTAGGTGGCAAAATCAGAGTGTTTCACGACACTTTCGAAGCGTCATCTTTAGCTAGTGGTAGTGATATTACTATGGCAAGACTTCCAGCTTTTGCAACAATACATGATGTTGTTGTAAAGTGTGATGCATC